GTTTTTCAGGAAGAGGTTGCACACTAACGTTCTAGAGGGTGGATAGCTTCTAAGTCAGGAAGAGAGGCCATGAGATCACCAAAGGGAGATTCTGGTACTGGTAAACATTCAATGCCATTATCTTTCAACATCTGTCTAGCTACATTTAAGTCAGAAGGTTTAGCATCACCATGTCTAATACGGTCTAATAGTTCTTTAATTAGTTCTGTATGAAGAACTTCTAATAAGTCTTTATTCTTTTTACTGTCCATTAGTTTTTTCTTTTTCAAATAATATAGCTTTTATAGCAGAAAATTTTTGACATATTGTTTTTGGTTGTTTAACACGATGTTTTCTACTAATTAATTTAGCTTCTGTTAAAGCAATTCTTTCTAGACAAGTTGCAATAAAATGAGACTGGTGATGAGACTGTCTAGCAAAGGCAGTTGCATAATCTTTTACTTTATCAATGTCCTTTGTTTGTTTAATGTCAAGGACACATTTTTCCATAGCAAACTCTTCTTCTGGAGTAGGTCTACCAGTAAGTTCATCTAAGAAATCAAGATTTAGAATTACTTCTTTTGCCATATTTTTTATTTAAGTTTGTGTAAAGGGCATGTAGTGGATGAGACGGATCTGGTCTTCCGTCTTTTTCGTACCATTGTTCCATTTCTAATACTCTACGTTCATCTTCTTCTTTCCAAAAAGGATCATATTGGCTCATTTATGTATGAATCACTGGGGCTTTCCAATTGTAAACCTAGTTGCTACTTTTAGCTTGAACCTAAGTCCCCGTTGGTTCCAATAAAGCCTCCCTTTGTCGCAAAGCAGTAGAGGGAGGTTTTATTGTGTTTTGGTTAATTTGGCGAGTTCTATATCAACGTGTCTAAGTCTTGAGTATATATCTTTTACGTCGCTATGAACATCACTTACATTTTTACCTAAAGCTTCTACAGACGTTTGGATACGAACTAAATCATCACGTTGTTGTCTGTTACGTAAAGAAACACTGCCAACGCTAACGAAACAGGCAGTTAAAAGAGCACCAGCAGTAGCAGCAATGACTTCTACCATTTTTATAGGTTTACTATTATTCTAGTACTGCCCAGTTGTTTTTTTCCATGCCAGAGCCACAAGCAAACGAACCAAAGAAGAAGAATCCTCTTCAGAAATTAAAAGAAGGAGTTGATGATAAAGAGGAACAATTAGTAATTTTGTCTACATTTGTGCGTTTGGGAGTTGTTGTCTGGAGCGGATTTATCATTTCTTTAAATTATATAACTTTGCCTGCATTTGGAGAGCAACCACCTAAAGATATAACCTTTGTAGCCTCAGTGTTTACAGGGGCTTTGGCTTCTTTTGGCGTACAGGCAGCATCAAAAAAGGGTGATGGAACTTCTAAAGCAGATGAAGAAAAGAAAAAAGCAGAAGCAGCAGAGTTTAGTAATGGTGTTCCTTATACCATCATAAAAGTTGAGACTCCTATAAAATTAGTGCCAGAAAAACCAAGGATTGATCCTATTTCTGGAAAAGAAATAGATCCACAAACAGGAAGACTTACATGAACAAACTTTTATTATTGCTTCTCTTAGCGGCACCTGCTGCTAAAGCAGATATAACTCACACTTTACAATCTGTTGTGTCAGTTAGCACCGTAGGAGCTAGTTCAACAGCAAATAGAGTTGGTTCTACCATCAGTGTTTCAGGTTCTAATGTAACTCCTGCAGCAAATACAGTTAGTGGAGCTATTGGAAGTTTGGATTTAGCAGATGCAGGAATTACTAACGGTGTTCCTACAGTTTCTTATGACACGTCTTTTACCGTAACGACTGCTGGAGATAGCTTTAGCGTCTCGGAATCTTACTTAGAAGCTGACGCTGTACCAAGTCTTCTTGCAGGAACAGTGACCAATGGTGTGGTAACTGCTTTACCTATCTTTGGAGATACTGTAAGTGTTTCTGGAGGTGATCCAGGGAGTGTAACTATGAGTCTTGCTAGTGATCAGGCTATGACTGTTTCGTTAAGTGACATGGGAGCCGGTACTACAGCAACAATGCAAAGCACAATGTCGTTAGAGATTGACTAATGAGATGGTTATTCTTATTAGTTCTTGTCTGTCCTAGCTATGTAAAGGCTGGAAGTATTACTCCCCGCTTTACAACAGGCCAGATGGAAAGTACTTCTAGATCTGTCCAGACCATCGTAGAGACAGTGGTTACTCAGAACTTCAGATCAGGCTATTCTTATTCAGTTTCTGGTCATAACGTACAAATAACAAATGCAGAATCAATTACACCTGATGCTATTTACACAGACACTCAAACTGTTGGAGGAGTTTCCTTTAAATGGGTTACACCAGATATAGACAACAAACCAGAATGGGGAGTTGTCAATTCAGGAGAAAGTTTCAGTCTAACAGAAAGCTTTCTTGCACCTGGACTAGATGCAGTTTCAACGGTACAAAGAGAAATCAACACAGAAACAAATACAACTTCCTTAAGTATCTTCTCTCATTAGTATTAATTAATGCTCCAGCTTTTGCTAATAATACTATCAGTTCTCCTAGTGCATCTAGTAGTGGAACGGTTATTAATAATGGGTACCAGACGATAAATGGAAACTTTCCAACTCATAGGTATAGCAATGGAATACAATGCCAATTACCTACATTAGCGTTCACACCTTTTATTACTCAGGGTGAGAATTTTGCTTTACCTAGAAGCACAACTAGTAGAACAAATATATATGATACTAGAGAAGATGATGATGGTAATTTAATTAATCCAGGTAATATTTTATATGTAGCAGAACAGGAAAGATTACAACAAAATACTTACAATCTTAATTATGGAGCAACACTTAGTTTTCAAATTCCGTTAGGAAAAAGTTTTAATGAAGAGTGTTTAGCCGCTGCAAAAGCACATCGAAAGACACAGGAATTTGTATTACAAAAAAGTCAATTAGAAGCAAATTTAGCCAGATTAAAAATATGTGCAGAGCAGATGAAATTAGGAGTTAAATATATAGGAGAAGATGCTATTACTTGTAAAAATGTTGTATTAACAACGATACCTAATCAGGTTTTACCTCATCGTCATTCTCTTTCTTCTTCTTCCCAGTTAACTTCTTCACCAGATTCTTCACAATAGGTTTGACGATATTAAGTAATATCGGAGTACTAGCGGCAACCAAAGCAATAGCAGCAGCGTTGGTAACAGCAGGCATAGAGGGAATGTATTGGTCTCGGAAGTTAGTGTTTTCATAGAGAGTAATACAGGTTTTTCCATCTTCTGAAAGCTTATGTCCACTAATACGTTCTAGCTTCTTATCGTTACGAAAATCACCTATTCGTTGATCGTAAGGACCAGGACATTCAATAAAAAATTTTTCTTCTTTCTTCTTTTGTTTAGGTGGTGGAGGTATTTTTATTTGTGGAGTTGGTTCTTTTGTTTCTGTTGCTGTAGGTTTTACATATGGTATTTGATGATCGTTATACCTCATAGGGTTAAACGATGGCATTTGACCTTCTGGGCAGCTGCTAGAGACACCATTTGGATCAGCCCATAGTAAAGACGGATTACGCGAAGTCTCTAAATCTCTATGGTATGGATTACAACCTGGTACATTTCCAGTTAATGAGTATTGAGTAAAGAAAGGAGCTTCAGGAATATCAACAGTAGGTATCTTTATTTCTGGTATTTTTATTTTTGGCATTGATCATCAATGATCATGTTTATCAATATAGTTTTACTGTGATGAGTAGTAGTTCCAGCTAATTTTCTTAATTCTCTACTGGTTTTTTGTCTTAAAAAAGAAGGATAAAAAGAATAGAAGCCGTCTAATGAATCAGGACTTTTATAAACAAATAAAGATCCTATAGCGTTAAGAATAAATTTCATTAGCAATCATTCCAATCAGCTGCTATTGCACCACCAGCTTTACTTGCTTGTCTTCTAGCTTGACCAAAGAAAATACCAGCTATGACAGGACCAACAATAGGAACACCTGTAATTGCAGGTGTTACTTGTGCAGCTCCTAATGTTCCTATCATCTCTCCATTGCTTTCACCTTGAGCTCTTTTCTTGATGCACTCAATTTGTTTTGCTGTTAATCCTTTATCTTGATATTGAATAACAGGAGTTGAATAAGCTACTGATTCTTTATGTATATGTGTATTAGTTTTACCTTTAAATCCAGGTCTTTCTTCAATCTTCCATTCAGTTAATGTTTTTGGATCATGCTGTTTTGTTGCAAGAGTCCAGTTATGTTTATTACCTTCTTTTTCACTTTTAATTTGAATAGATGAATACGGTGTATTAGGTAAGTTAGCAATATTAGGAACACCTGAATCTTTACGAGCAAGAATCATTAAACTAAAGAAATTGCTACCAATAAGGCCAAAACCTAATACAACTGATAGCAGTTGAGAACTAGATTTAAACATAATAATTTAAATGTTTTTCGTAGTTTTCTACTAACCATTGATTAACGGCATAAGCAGTAACAGTAGAAAGTGTTTCACCTTTAACTGCTGCTATCTTTTTTAAACAAAGATGATCAAAAGTATGTAGAGGTGTAAAGGTTACACGTCCGTCATGTTTACTCATAACGGTAAACCTATTCCTGTTGTTTTTGGAAGTTGTTTTTCTATTGCCTTTGGCATAGATTTTTTCAACTCATTCATCAGTTTGTTTTTTACTTTTATTTCAAACTGAGGACTGGTTATATATTTATAACCAAAGTACCCCCCACCAGCTATAGAAGCTGATAGGAGGAAAGCTACAACAGCTACTCCGTCAAGAATCTTGCGTATCATCTTCCTCTGAAGCTAGAAGTTCATTAAGCACTTTAAGAGCACCATTATCTTCAATAAGAAGTGGTTCAAGCTTTCTGATTTCTGCTTGCAGAGTATTTATCTGTTGTTGTTTACCGTTGTATGTAGCAACGTTAGTATCGTAGCGTGATTGAATTTCATCACGCTTTTGTTCTGGGCTAGGCATGAAACTAGTATTTAGTTTTGCCTAATGTTACTGCAGCATCTTGATCTGTAAAGTTTTCTGTTGTCCAGATAGAAGTAGTACGATCTTCTTTCTTATAAGCCTTGATAGTTTCAAGGTGCTCTACGTTGCGTTTGATTTCTGCTTTTTGTTCATCTGTTAAAGATGATAAAGCTGCAAGTGTGTTAATTACAGTGACGCTATCTCCAGCATTAGTGAAGATAGTTGCCACTTCGTCTGTTGTACGTTCAGCCATTGTTTTTAAGAGTTTCAACCTCCATTTTAAGCTCTTGTATTGCTTTTACAAGAATAGGGATAAGTTTGCCAGGAGTGGCTTCAAGTTTATCTGGATTTGATTCCAATACTAAACCTAGATAATTAGCATCATTATCTTGTTGTACTTGTTGGAAATCTTGAGCAATAAAACCTGCTTCATAAGTTCCATCTTTTGCTATTCCTTCTCTTGAATCCCATTTAAATTTGACTGGTTTAAGAGAATTAATAAAGTCTAATCCTAGATCTAAAGTATTAATATCTGTCTTATCTCTTCTATCAGAAAGTGCAGTAATACTTGTCACTTGACAACGTAGGGTTGCAATGTTGCTATCACCTAAAGTTATTTCGTTGCTTACATCAACTGCACTAGCTGCTGCATCATGTCCAAGTATTAAATTGTTAGAACCTGTGGTAAGAGCATCACCTGCTTGTGCGCCTATACAAGTATTGTCGTTTCCAGTCGTTATATATCTACCAGCCCTGTAACCAATAGAAGTTGTATTACCAGCAGTAGTAGCGTTTTCTAAGTTCTTTTCACCAAACGAGCAGTTATTGCTTCCAGTGGTTGAACCACTTACACCTTTATAAGCTTTATATCCAAAAGCTGCATTAGAGGCTCCTGTTGCGTATTGAGCAGCACTAGCTCCAAAAGCTAAGTTTTGAAATCCAGTGGTAACACTTGTTAAAGCATTAGCACCAACTGCTGTATTATAATTACCAGTTGTTATTGAATTTCCAGCTTGGTTACCTAAGCCAGTGTTGTCGATTCCGGTAGTTGAGAGTTTTAATGCTGATTCACCTACCGCAACATTCCCTGATCCAGTAGTAGTAGATCTCAGAGCCATTCCACCAATAGCAGTATTGTCATTACCAGTAGTGCAGGCCATCATACATTCAGCACCTACCGCAACATTCCAGTTGGCTGTGTTGTTTTGTCCAGCTTTGTAGCCTACTGCTGTGGTGTATCCAACTGTGGTTTCCTGTTCAAGTGCTTGCGCTCCAATCGCTGTAACTCCAGTTGCGCTAGTTACCTCTTTACCAGCTAGATTTCCAAAGAATGTATTAGAAGCACCTCCAGTAAGACTTTCTCCAGCTTGGTATCCGGCAATCGTAGTAGATCCAGTATCACTAGCAGTAGCGCCATTTTTGATTAAAACATAACTTTCCCCAGTGGAGGCTCCACCACCACCACCAGCGGCAGCTTCCCAACCTGCTTCTCCGTTAGCGTCAACTGTTAGGACGTAATTGTCAGTAGCTGTTGTATCTTTAATTACAAAGTTAAGTCCAGGTATTCTGAACTTGGTAATATTGCTATCACCTAAAGTTATTTCGTTAGAAACTGTTGCCGCACTGGCATCTGCATTAGCGCCAATAATAATATTGTTTGTACCTGAAGTAATTGAATCTGCTGCTTCAAATCCAATTGCTGTGTTGTTATTATTAGCAGCATTAGCATTCTCTAACGCTTTAACTCCAACAGCTACAGAATTAGCATTTTGTCCACCAGAGGCACCATATAAAGCTTTATAACCAACTGCCGTACAACTATTATGATTTCCTTGAGCTGATGCTCCACCACCTACAGCGGTAGAAGAACCAGCAGTATCATCGGCTAAAGCTTTCCAACCTACAGCCGTTGTCCATCCAGCAGTAGTTACGGATTTTGCAGCTTGATATCCAACAGCAGTATTTCTATCCGTTGTAGTGTTTGAATTTAAAGCTTCATATCCAACAGCCGTACATTCTGGTCCTGTAGTGTTATTAGTTAAAGCTCCATATCCAACCGCAGTACAAGAACCACCTGTAGTTGTACCAGCCATCGCTGCTGCACCTACAGCGGTATTTGTACTAGAAGTAGTTGCTGCTCCAAGTGCATTCTGACCAATAGCAGTGTTACTGCTTCCTGTACTTAAAGCATCTAAAGCTCCCCAACCCAAGGCAGAGTTATGATCTGCAGTCGTGATAGCTGTACCTGCATCTTTACCAATAAGAGTATTATTTTCTGCATCAGTACCAGTAAAACTATCCCCAGCATTTGAACCACCAACTGTGTTTCCTTGTGCGTCCGAGCTAAGACCTCCACCACCAGAAGCAGCAGCCCAAGTTAAGCCACCAGTATTACCTGATTGAGCTTGTAAAAAATAACCATTAGTAGGTGAATTACTTACTTTTAAATTAGCTTCATCAACAATATTATCTGCAATAACTGTTGCTCCATCAGCTGTTGAAGTAACTTCTCCAGAGTGATTAGGGTGGACATAGTTATTAGCACTAGCTGCTATAGCATTTAATTTAGTGTGATCAGCATCAGTAAATACATTGCTATCAGAAGCTGCTTCAACAGCGGCTCGAATTTCTGCATTGGTTTGATCGGCTGTTGCACTAGCTTCTATACCGTCTAACTTTGTTTTTAAAGTATTAGTAAAGTTATTTTGAGTAAGACCGCCATCACCTACTGAGTAAGTTGTGTTGGTATCAGTAGAAGTAAACGTAATCTCATCATTAGTAGCATTAGTTGTAATGGTGACATTCGTTCCACCAATTAAAGTTACTGTGTCTGTTGTTGAATCAGCAGCTACTGTTGTTTGTCCACTTACTGCAAAATTAGAGAAAGCATTTTGGTTAACATCTCCACCACTACCAGCAGCAGACCACTCAAGACCAGTTGCAGTGCTGCTATTAGCCTTTAAAACATAGCCATTAGTACCAGCAGCTAAAGCAGTAGGATCTCCTGAGCCGTCTCCAACAAGCAGTTCACCTTTACCATCAAGGTCACTGTTCATAACAGCCCCTGCTGCATTTACGTTGGTTGCATCTGTAT